ACCCTCTCGGCACGCGATGCCGTCAAAGCTTGGTCTCTGGGTGTGGCGGATCGTACACCCATGCCCTCCGTTCCCTGGTCCGAGGACCTGATCGGGGATTTGAAGAAGAGACTGAGGCCGTTGGTTGACGGTTGGGGATCTCGCCTGGAGATCGTACGTAAGGAGAGTGGGGTCGGTGGGTGTTCCGACGTATACTTCCCTGACCAGCAGGGCTGTTTGGAGGCGTCACGACGACGAGGCGGTACGTTGTCTGTACCGGTCGACGTCGCGATGCAGTCTGACCCTTCCCGCCTTCGGGTGGGAGTGGCGAAGACCAAGGGTAAGCTTCGGGTTGTCACCATGCAATCCGCTCGTGTCAAACGAGTGCTTCGCCCTGTCCATACAGCTCTGTACGATCACATCAGCTCCTTCGGCTGGTGTGTTCGCGGGGAAGTATGCAAGGAGGACTTTCTGGCGGTGTCCTCGGACCGTCGTGGTGGAGAGTCAATCATATCCGGTGACTATAGTAGTGCCACCGATAAGATTCGACTCGAAGCCGTCGAGGCGATGGTTCAGGTACTGCAGGAAAGCCCTGACCTGACGGTGGAGGAGAGAGAAGTCCTGGGCCAATCCTTTGCCGGATTGCAGTACCAGATCGGAGTATGTGGTTCGTCCCCACTCGAGGGGATCCATAGGGGACAGATGATGGGTAGCTTGGTTAGCTTCCCATTGCTCTGTCTCCTCAATAAGGTCTGTTTTGACCTAACCACTGATCTCGTCTCTGGTACCCCAGGTACCTCTCGTGTGGGGCGGTTTAACGGCGATGATTGCCTGTTCGCAGGTGATCGGAGGGTTTACGAAACGTGGCAGCAGGTCACAGCTGCCTACGGTTTCGTTGTCAACGTGACAAAGACCGGGTTTTCCCGGCGCTTTGGTGAGTTGAATAGTCGTTGTTTCGACTATGCCCGGGGGGTCTTTCTCCGAAAGATCGTCCTGTCGTTCCTCCGCCCCGTCGAGAGAGACCAGTGTGGAGATATCCTTTGTGATATCGTCGAGGGGATTAAGCATCTCCAGGTTCCTACCCAGCAATGGATAGTGAACTGTTTGATGCGGCACGAGATCGGTCTTCGGACGATCTCTGTCGGTGCCCTCCCGAAACACTGGTTCCGCTCTCTCCTCAAACGCCGTTGGTTTCGCGACGCCCTCCGTCGCGATCCAACACCCACTATCGAGCACGGGGATGATCGCTCCTTGCCAGTGAAGTTGGGCCCTCTGCCCATTCCTCGACTTCACTCGACAATCACTGCCTTGGCGGGACGCCTTGCCAGTGAGCACACCGAGAAGTGGACTGGGGTTCGCGCTGAACCCTTCGTCCGCCGACTGGTGCGCGGTACGCGACAACCGGTGCTTCCTCGCTCTCCTTACCTATCTGTCCTCCGAAAGTCCTGGGCCTTTCTTTGGCCTGCAGAGTTGCTCTCATTCTTTGAGCGCAACTATGCTCATTGGGCTTTCCTACCCCCCGCCTACTCGCGTAGCAAGTGGGCAGACGACCATCAGTTCCTCACGGTGGTATGTGAGGCCGTGTCTGGGGAGTTGAGGGGGGGACAGAGAGATTTCCGGGCCATCCCGGACACACAATTAACAGGAATCCCCTCCGGGGGAATTGTGTACTGTGTGCGGTGAGCTCCTCTGTGCAACAGGGAGGTTGCATTCTCCTGGTGGTG